GTAATTGTAGATGCCATTGGATTGAATACTACTTATGGAGATTTGAGAATACAACTTACATCAGGTGGAGATGGCACTATTGATACAACTGCAAATATGGATTTTATGTCCTCAACTCCTTACCACAATACTGGAACAGATGCTATGGGAAATGGTATCGGAGATGTAGATAGTGCTTATTGGAGACTTACCTCAAACAACCTGAAAGGACCTTATCCTTTTACTCTTGAAATGGATATAATAAACCCTTATACAAGTGGAAAAAATACACAAGCGACTTGGCAAGCTACATTTGGTTATGATGCAGTTTTTTATAGTAGTTCAGCAGGTGGTGGACAGAAAATGGAGACAACTCAGTTTGATGGAATATATTTAAACTGGGGAGTAGCTAATTCACATACCTGTACAGGTACAATAAGAGTATATGGATATAAGAGTACAGTATAATGGCAACTTTAGAAGAACATAAAACACAGGCAAGGATAGATACTCCAGAGGGTTCTATTAATAGTTGGGTCAATGGAGAAGATATTCCAATGACAGGAACTGCTTATGAAACCTTTATTACAGATCAAGCCACAGAATTATTAAGAGTTGAAACAGAGGGATACAAAGAAGATAGAGCCAAAGAATATCCTAGTTTCGCAGACCAATTTGATGATATATTTCATAATGGAATTGATGCTTGGAAAGCAACAATACAAGTAACTAAAGACAAATATCCTAAGCCTTAATTATGGATTACTTTATAGGATTTCTCGCAGGGTTTTATTGGTATAAATTTGTTAAGTACCTAAGAAGGATCTCTGACAACTTTGCAATCCAAGAACACGAATGGGATTGGTTCTATTCTGATGACAACAAATGACACTAAAAGAAATTATCCTATGGCAAATGGATTTACAAATAAGGAAATTCTCTATCTTATCAAGAAAGATGTGGAGAACCTTCACGAAAGGATTGACTTCTTACACGAAAAGATTAACAAAGCACCTTCAAGACAGGAGATTATAGGCTGGTTCGTAGCACTTTCTTCTAGTGCTGCACTCTTAAATACTTTAATGTAATTTATAATATCCTTATGCAGTTAAATCTATCAAATAGGAGAGTGTAAATGTGTAATTGTGGTGGCGATTGCGTTTGTGGTGGCAGATGAGCTTTATGAAGAACACAAAAGAGTATGATGATATATTCATACTGCCTGAAGGTGTGCTAGAGAACTTACCAAGTGTAGCATTTGAGGATCAATCCAAAGACTTTGAAGATGATGATTGTGGAGATAGCTGTAAATTATAACTAAGGGGTAATGTGTTACATAAATTCAATACACTTGCCAGGCTTGTTATTGTTGGGCTTTTAATATTCCCTGTACCTGTATATGCAGACAGTCATATAACAACAGAAACAGAAACCTTTGATGGAGAGAATGGTGCATTAGTTACAGACTTAACAGTTCCTAGTGGTAGTCTTGCTGTTGATAGTGATGATGTATCTACTAGAAATGACCAGAACTGTTGTGGTGTAAGTGGGCAGTACTTCTTTAGCTTGAAAGATAATTATGTGGGTAATTCACAAGCTACCTCTTATACCTTTACATTACCTGATGACCACGATATTACTGAAATAGGTTTTAGAATGGCAGGTGTTAATTATGCTTATACTATTAAATATAATTACTCTGATGATACTGATGAAACAATAAATAAAAATGCTCAAGGTAATACTTCATACGAGGATTTGACTAAAGCTGTAACAGGTAAATATATAGTTAGCTTTGTTGTTACTGTATCTGATTGGGTAGGTATTGATACGATCTACTGGAAGTATGATTCAACTCCACCTACTACAACAACTACAACTACTCTTAGTCCATTAGATATAGAGAGAAACAATAACTTTGCTGAAACAGGTATTCTTGAAACCAATGATGAAAGAGCAGAGAGAGAATATCAAGATGCTTTAGATTGGGAGAGAGATAATAACCAATCTGAAACAGGCTATTGGGAGTTAGATTCTGAACGCAGAGATAGAGAAGCAAGAGAAGCAGCAGAAGCTGAAGCTGCTCGTATTGCTGAAGAAGAACGAATAGCTGCTGAACTTGAAGCAGAGAGATTACGACTAGAGGAAGAAGCTAGGCTTAAAGCTGAAGAAGAAGCTAGGTTAGAAGCTGAACGCATACAGAAAGAAAAAGAAGATGCTATTAAGGCAGAGTTAGAAGCTAACTTACAATCAGATGTTGAATTAGATGAAGAAGAACTTGAAGAATTTATTGAGGTTATGCAGGAAATAGAAGAAAATATTGAGGAACTTGAGGAGTTAGCAGAACAAGTTGAGGAAGAAGTTATAGAAATAAAAGAGGTTGATGCTGAAGAAATTATAGTTGCTTTAACCCCTACTACAACCACCACAACAACTACAACTACAACACTACCACCACCTACTGAAGCTATTGATGAGCTGACAGAGGAAGAAAAGGAAGCTGTCCAGGAAGTTGTTGATACTATAGAGGAATTAGATACTTTAACTGAAGAAGAACAAGAAGTAGTAGCTGAAGTATTAGGTGTGGAAACAGAGGAGCTAGAGATTGTTGCTGAACTTATAGAGGAAGAACCTGCTGTTGCACAAGCAGTTGAGGAGTTTGTAGAGAGAGCAGCAGAAGATGATAGTGATGACTATACCTTAGCAGATGCAGTAGTAGAAGTTCAGTTAGAAGAATTTATAGCAGATCCAATCGGTGCTATTATTGATATAGAGATAGAACCAATAGAACTTAGAGAAGTTATAGAGTTAGGTAATGATATGACAACTGATCAGAAAGAGAAGGCACAAGAAGTTGTTGTGCCTGTAATATTAGTATCCCAGATCATAGCAACAAGCTCAATAATTCCTATTAGAAGGATAAGATGATAAAGAAGTTTATAAATCTAATATTTAATATATTGGCTCTCCCTTATCACATAGTAGTTAATATACCAAGAGCAGTTAAAGCATTTGCTAGGTGGTTTATAGAAGCAATAAAAGAAACAATCGCACAAACATTCACACTTTTGGGCTTCTTTATCGCTTGGCTTACCTTAACTGGTACTGCTAAAGATATAGTGGGGATAGCTATATTAGGTTCAATAACCCTATGGCTTATCACATTAGGTTTAAGAAAAGACAAGTAACAATGAAATATTATTACGAAGTTGAAGTATTAAGAGTAGTTGATGGAGATACAGTAGATGTTCGTATTGATTTAGGCTTTAATGTATGGCACAAGTGTCGTGTTCGTATGGTTGGTATCAATGCACCTGAATCTAGGACAAAGGATCTGGAAGAAAAAGAAAAAGGTTTAGCTGCTAAAGAGTGGTTGAAAGAAAGACTAGATGGTACTTCAGTTGAATTACAATCTCAAGGAACTGGTAAGTATGGCAGAGTTCTTGGAGAGTTTTATATAGATGAAACAAATATTAATCAAGAGATGGTAGAAGTCGGACACGCAGTAGCTTATGATGGTGGTAAAAGATAGCTAATGTCAATGACTAAGATTGAAATAAGTACAATGAAGTGGAGATGGACAGCATTAATAGTTTATCTCGTAATTTGTATCTACGACTTTATGGTAGTACCAATTTATTATGGTATAGCAAGAATGGGATTAGACCTCGCTGATTATATGTCACACTTACAAGCAATTGAAGATCCATTAGTACAAATGGAATATCTAAAGAAGCTTGTATCTCAACACGAACCTTTTACATTAAAGGGTGGTGGATTGTTTCATTTAGCATTTGGAGCAATACTTACAGGTAGTGCATTAGGAGCAGGTAAATAATGGCAGTAAAAGATGAGTAGAAGAAGATAAAAGATAGATGGATAAGTATTTACAGAAATCTACTGGTCGGATAGTGTTTTGTTTTATTGTTTCTTTGTTATACTTTATTAGGTTATAGTGATTAAAACATTTACCTTAGTACTGTTAGGTTTATAATGATAGAAATTCATACACAGTATTGTGAGGTATGTTTGCAACCACATTGGTTAGAGCATAGTTTGATCTGTGCTAATTGTTTAGAGAAAGAAGAAGAATGAAACTAGAAGTATTAAGAATAAGTAGTCAAGAAGATAGTACATCAGGAATATTGTTTGATGTATCCAATAGTAAGAGAAAGTTCCTTTGCTATACATTAGAAGATGAGCAGAGAGATACTAAAGTGATGCACGAAACAAGGATTCCAGCAGGTACATATAAGTTAGAACTTCGTACTGAAGGTGGTTTTCACAACAAGTATGATAAGAAGTACGGCTTCCACGAGGGAATGATCTGGGTTAAAGATGTACCAGGATTTGAATATATCCTATGGCATACAGGGAATACAGATGAACATACATCTGGCTGTCTTATTGTTGGACAATCACAAGAGAGTAACCTTGTTAAGAGAGATGGGTTTATAGGTTCTTCGGTTAATGCTTATAAATTTATCTATCCTTATGTGGTTTCAGCTATAAAAACTAGGGGTGCTGAAGTAACATATGTAGATTTTGATGGGGAATTAAAAAAACCTAGTAAAATTAACAAGAGTAAGAGAATTGACAGAGGTTGGGGATCTTACTCAAGGTTTAAGTAATGTTTGAAAAGTATAAAAGAAGCAGAAATTCTGATGGTACATTTAAGAACGATATTAAATGGACACCTTGGAATGATGCGTGGGAGTATAAGATGAGTGATGATCTCAAGGATATGATTGAAAGAACTGCGTGGACATTTATTGAAGCATTTATAGGTGCTTTAACAGTTGCTCCATTAGTAGGTGTAGATGCTGGAACTTTACAGTTAGCTGCACTTGCAGGTGGTGGTGCTGCACTAGCAGTTGTCAAGACATATGCTAAAAAACAAATAACTAAGTAACATAAACTGTCATATTATGCGACTATACTGTTGTTAAACAGGAAGGCTGCAAATGACAGATGAAACAAAAGACTTAGGTAATAACTATTATAAGTCAGGTTGGCAACCATCAGTTGAGTTTGATGAACAAGCTGGTGTTGGCGAGATAACTTATGTAGGAACAGATCCAGATTACAAGAATAAGTATGACCAGATCTTAAAAGAGTGGGGTTTCAACCCCAAATACTACGAAATAGAAGGAAAAGTTAAGGCTAGTTCTTGGAACGCACAGTTAAAAGGTGGGGAAGTAACCACCTTTTATGCGTTTAAGGGGGTAGTTAGAGCCAAGAATCCAGCAAGAGATAAGTTCTTTGCTAAGTTAGAGAAAGAAATAGGTAAGAAACCTGTACTAAAAGAGAAAAAGTATGGGGGAGATACAGCCTTTCTCTTTATGATGAGTGATTGGCAGCTAGGGAAGTCTGATCTAGGGGTTCAGAATACTGTTAATCGCTATGAGGAAGCTCTTATAGAGGGTGTGAATAGAATCAAGGCACTCCGTAAGGGTGGAACTAATGTAAAAGAAATATACATACTTGGTATGGGGGATTTAACAGAGAACTGTTTTGGTTTCTACGATTCACAAGCATTCAATATAGAACTTTCTCTCACTCAACAGTTTCATTTAGCTAGAAAGCTAGTAATGAAAACAGTTGATAACTTTCTACCACACGCAGACAAGATTATCTTAGGTGGAGTACCAGGAAATCACGGAGAGTTCCGTTCAGGTAAGGCAAGTGTTACCACTAATAGGTTGGACAACGCTGATACTATGCACCTTGAGATTTGTGGAGAGATTATGGATAAGAACCCACGATATAAGAAAGTTAATGTGCAGGTTGCAGATGGTTTCCACCAAGTCTTTGATATATTTGGTAAGAAGGTAGCTATAACACACGGACATATGACAACAGGTGGATCTGGTCCTGAAGGTAAGATACTTAAATGGTGGCAAGGACAAATGTTTGGTTGGTTGCCTAGTGGAGAAGCAGAGATACTAATTACAGGACACTACCACCACCCACGATTAATGCAGCAGGGTAAGAGAACTTGGATTCAATGTCCTAGTATTGATGCAAGTGATGACTTTACTGCAAGGACAGGACTATGGAATGAACCTGGTGTACTTACTTTAACTATTGATAAGAATGGTTGGGATAACTTAAAGATCCTCTGACTTATACTCTATCCAAATATTTTGTGTTCTATGAATGTTATGTTTAGCACATATATTATCAATGCTGTGTTGTTTATGTAGCCAGAGAGTATCAAAAATCTTTTCAGCTTGTTCAATGTTTTCAGCTTCTATCTGGTATATTGTTCTGCTCGTATCCTTAAACTGATACTGCTTCATATACTTCCTATCCTATACATTTTGGATAATTCATAATTGGATAGTTAAGTTCTTTTAATAATTGTTTTTTATCTGTTTTATTTGCATTAATATATATATATCTATGTTTAGCACTTCTATACACTCTTTTTGTTCTATCTCCTAAATGATGCCTACTGTGTTTACCATCTTTACCTGCCATATCTGTTCTAGGTTTTGATGTGCCAGTAAATAAAAAGTTAGTAGCTTGATAAACAATACCTGTATGATTTTGTGCTGTGTCTGCATAACTAACTACTATTTTTGGTTTAGGTAATAATTTTAACGATTGCCCAACTAAATAACTAGCTTCATTTTTTCTATTGTATTTTAGAACTAATCTATTAAGTTCTATAACTTTAGATTTATTATGTTCTCCTGCTATTCCTTTACATAAACTTGGACTAGCAGGACTACCAAAACTACAGATACCAATTAATTCATCTTTATCAAACAACCCATAAACATAACTTATTGATGGTTTTCTTTTTGCATAATGTATATCAAGAATAAAAGGGTCAGCTAATTTTTTATTTTCAAGTAATTGGACTTTGTACTGCTTCATCTACTTCCATTTCATCTAAGGTGTACTGCTTATTACATTCCTCGCAGAAGTAATTGTCGTTTATCTTATCCCACATTAACCGACCTTTGCACTCA